AGCAATACTAATGGCACAATTACCAGCACGGTCAAGGCAAATACTGACTACGGTTTTTCGATTACCACCTATACTGGCAACGGCACTAACGGGGCTACGGTTGGTCTTGGATTAGATACGCCAGATTTAATTTTATTTAAAAGCAGAAACGGTACTAACAAAGGCTGGCCTGTTTTTGTTAATGCAATATCTACCGATGGCAGAAAGCTTCGCCTTGATTCTACAAACGCGCTGGACTCTGGAACTTCTGAGTGGCCTACAGTAGCTAACACAGCCACTACATTTAGATTAGGCTCTGGCACTTTTGTTAATGAAAATGGAAAGAACTTCGTAGCATACGCTTGGAAATCGGTGGCTGGCTACTCATCTATCGGTACATACAGCGGCACAGGCGCGTCTAACAATGTTGTTACGTTTGGTTTCCGTCCAGCTTTTGTTATGTTTAAGCGCACTGATTCCACAAATAACTGGCAAATGTATGACACTACACGAAGCCCATCAAATCCTGTGAATGACATCCTGTTCGCAGATACCAGCGGTGCAGAAAATGTTGACATAACAGGAAATAATTTTGATGTCACTGACACTGGCATTGTCATAAATAATACATCCGGCGCACAAAACGCCTCCGGCGGTACATACATCTATATGGCATTTGCCGACACACGCGAAGCAGCGTTCTGGAAGGATGTGTCAGGGCAGGGCAACAACTGGACGCCTAACAACCTAGACTATCGTGATAGCTTGCCTGACAGTCCGGCGAATAACTTTGCTGTGGGCAATCCACTTAAATCATTTAACGGCGGCGGCGGCAGTCCGATGGTTTACTCAGAAGGTAACCTAAAGTTATCAAGACCTTCTGGAGCTACCGGATGGGCTTCATCTTACGGCACTATGTCTGTATCGTCTGGAAAGTGGTTCTGGGAAGCTATGTGTTTCCACGGTGGTAGTGCTGACAATGTTATTGGTATTCACGAAGCAAATACATCAATGTTTCAAATTGTTGGATATTCTGGAGATCCTACTGGATATGGATATAATAAAGCTGGAAACAAGTTAAACAATAGCACTGGTTCGGCTTATGGTGCTACTTACGCCAACGGAGATGTAATCGGTGTTGCGCTAGATATGGACGCTGGTACAGTTGCGTTTTATAAGAATGGAGCATCACAAGGCACTGCATTTACTGGTTTGTCTGGTGACTTTATTGCTGCATTTTCAAGCACCAATTCGTCTAGCGATGAAGGTTTTTGGATTGCCAACTTTGGACAAGACAGCACTTTCGCTGGCGCAAAGCCAATGGGTGCTTACACCGATGACAGCGAACTTGGCAACTTTCAGTACCAGCCAGCGGCGGGTTTCAAATCCTTGTGTACCGCGAACCTTCCAACGCCTAGCATTGTGGATGGGTCTGAGTATTTCGATACGGTTCTGTTTAACGGTACAGGCGCAAACCAAACAATCAGCGGATTTAATTTTCAGCCCGATTTTGTATGGAACAAGACCCGCAATGAAGCTAGACATCACACTCTAAACGATAGTGTTCGTGGCGGCGGTCATCTTAAATCTTCAAACACAGACCCAGAAGGCGCAACCACTATATCTGCCTATAATTCTGACGGATATGACTGGGTATATAACGCCCCTAACAACTGGTACACAGGTAGCGCAACAGTAGTGTCGTGGGCGTGGAAAGCTGGCGGCACAGCGGTCAGCAATACCGATGGCAGCATTACGTCACAGGTGTCCGCGAATACTGAGGCAGGGTTTTCGATTGTGTCGTATAGTGGTGTTGGCGCATCTTCCGGTGCTACAGTGGGACACGGCTTAAACAAATCCCCTGAACTAATACTGCCAAAGAACAGAGGTGACATTGGTAGTTGGCACGGTTATCACTCTGCACTAGGTGGCACTAAAGGTATTTTGCTGAACTCAACAAATGCAGCTTCAACTGATGCTGGGTTTTGGAACAATACAAACCCAACAAGTTCTGTCTTTACAGTAGGAACTTATAACGTATTTGATTACGACTATATAGCCTACTGTTTCCATTCAGTCGAAGGCTACTCAAAGGTCGGCAGCTACACCGGCAACGGCAGCACAGATGGGCCGTTTATTTTCTTAGGTTTCCGGCCAGCTTTTGTGCTAGTGAAAAAGTCCAGTGCTACTGGAAAATGGGTTTTGATGGATACAAGCCGTGGACTATACAACGTCATGTCCGGTACAAATGCTTTGTATCCACATCTTGCAGATGCAGAAGGCACAGACCCTAACAACAGGGAACTAGATTTCTTGTCCAACGGATTTAAAGTACGAAACGCAGGAGGTGATGCCAATGGTTCGGGTGCCACTATTATCTACCTCGCCTTTGCCGAAACGCCTTTTAAACTTGCTAACGCCAGATAGGAGATACCAATGGCATATAAATACTCAGGTCGTATTATCCGCGCTGGCAAGGCGTGGACAGACAATGACGGAATACAGCACCCAGCCAACTGGATGTTGTGGGATGACTCAACCAAAGCAGCCAAAGGGCTAGTCTGGGAAGATGACCCAGCCAGCTTTGATGCTCGGTTCTACTGGTCGGCTGGTGTGGCTAAAGCACTGGATGATGTGAATGAGGTTGACGATGATGGTAACGCTATCAACGATGCTGATGGCAACCAGATAGTAACGCTTGGCCTCAAGTCACAAGCCATTGCCACAGTTAAGGCACAGGCTGGCGGCTTGCTAGCCCCGACAGACTGGATGGTTATCAAGGCATCTGAGGTTGCAGACTACTCATTGCCGACAGACGTTGCCACATATCGCGCGGCAGTACGCACAGCCAGCAACACAATCGAGGCAGCTATTACCAACGCGGCTGATCTTGCTGCGTTTATGGCTTTGTATGATGTGCCTGTTGATAGTGATGGCAATCCTACTGGCAACGCACCGATCAATGATTGGCCTGAGACAATTTAATGGGCAAACCAACCGCTGCATCTGTACAGGCACAGATAGATACACATGAGGCTGTATGCGCCGAACGCTGGAAAGAAACTATCCTGCGTATTAAACGCATTGAACACATTATGATTGGTACTGCCGGTACTATGATTCTGCTTTTGTTAAGCGTAATTTTGCGAGGATGACATGGTAGTTGCTGAAGTGCTTACTGGTATTGCACTTGTGCAGCAATCCGTAAAATTTATTAAAGAAAATATTAGCACTGCTCAAGACATAGGGCAGATAGCCAGCCAGATAGACGATTTGTTTGCTGGTGAAAAACAGGTGCAGCAAGCTAGAGCTAAGAAATCTGGCACTGGTTTGGGCGACCAGTTTGGTGTTAACACTGTAGCTAAAGAAATCATTGACGCTAAGATTGCAGCAGAGAAGCTACAAGAAGTAGCGACTATGGTTGATATGCGGTTTGGTCATGGCACTTGGGCTGGAATTATAGCTGAGAGAGCCAAGCGTATTCAAGAGGCCAAAGAAGCAGAGGCTATAGCTAAACGCAAGCAAATACAGGAAGCTAAAGAGTTTGAAGAAGTGATGAAACAGGCCGTTCTCATTGGGTCAGTTATTGTTATAGCAATTGGTTTGTTTGTTTTTTTGATGGTTAGTGTAGCAAAGGCGTTTGTCATATGATTACTGTTGAGCAGTTTCTTAAATGGAAAGTCTTGCCTAGATGTATGATGCTTGCATCTACGGTTATGTCATGGCGTTGCGCTGAATGGTTTATGCAATTAGATGCACCAACTGCTAGTCAGTCAGCATTTGTTTCTGTAGTTATGGGCGTGATGACAGGTGTCTTTGGCATTTGGATGGGGCATGAACATAAGGGCGAAGCCAAATGAAGAACGCAGCCACAAGATTGAATGAAGCTAGTGAGGTTACTATTCCTCTCCGCAATCTTATTAGCATGATTGCTTTTACTGGTGTTTCTGTCTGGGTTTACTTTGGATTGGTAGAGCGTATTGCTTTTCTTGAACACAATCTTGAGTTGACCATGCAAGAGGTAGAAGAAAACGACAATTGGATTGATGAGTTTGAGCCACCGAAATCTGTACAAGACACAGTTAAAAAGATGCAAGAATTAGAAATTGAAATAGCTAGAATAAAACTAATGCTTGAGGCTAAATAATGTGGCAAGCGCTAGTGACAGCTTGTTTCATAGCAAACATGGAACAGTGTGTAGTTCTGGAAGCGCAGCAATGGTTTGAAACTGAGGCCAGATGTAAGGCCAGAGCGTTAGAGATGGCTGGTGATGTGAACAGGTACATGAGATCACACAAACCAGTTAGATATGAGTGTCGAAAACTAGCGGGTGGGATGTTAACAAGATGATGTGGGGTATGCACAATCACACAACTAAGGCACAGGCTTTAGCAAATAGGAGAAGGCAAAATGTTGCAAGCATTGATAGGGCCAGTGACAGGATTACTGGACAAGTTCATAGAGGACAAAGATCAGAAGAACAAGTTAGCCCACGAACTAGCGACAATGGCAGACAACCATGCCCAGGAACTAGCGAAAGGCCAGCTGGCGATAAATGCTGAAGAAGCCAAGTCAAGAAACCTGTTTGTGGCGGGCTGGCGGCCTAGCGTTGGCTGGTGCTGTAGCCTGGCTTTATTCGCTCACTTTTTAGTGTTCCCCACAATGGATGTGGTGACTGCCTACATGGGTATCGAGGCAGTGGCTTACCCATCTTTTGATATGGACAGCCTGATGACTGTGCTGTTAGGCTTATTAGGGCTTGGGGGTATGCGTAGTTTTGAAAAAGCGAAAGGGTTAACAAAATGAAACGTCCTGGACTTTGGGCCAACATCCATGCCAAGCGCAAACGGATTAAGGCCGGCAGCGGGGAGAAGATGCGTAAACCTGGGCAGCCTGGCGCACCCACTGCATCAGCTCTAAAGAAAAGCGCCACTAAGAAAATGAGGAAAGCGTAATGCCATACGGTAAAGGAACTTATGGGTCAAAGGTGGGGCGTCCATCAAAGGATGATAAGAAAAACCCAAAGCTGCGTAAAGCAGCCCTGGCTAAAATGAAAAAGGGCAAGTGATGAATCTGTCAAAGAACTTTACGTTAGCTGAGATGGTCAAAAGCCAGACAGCTGAACGTAAGGGGTTGTCCAATGAGCCTGATCCAGAACAAGTGTACTCGATGGCCCAGCTCTGTGAGAATATTCTGCAGCCGGTTCGCAATGAGTTTGGCTCGTTCCTGGTTTCATCTGGGTTTCGTTCTGGAGAACTTTGCGTAGCCATAGGCTCAAAAATTACCAGTCAACACGCCAAGGGTGAAGCGGCTGATTTTGAGGTGGCCGGCGTGGACAACTATGACCTGGCTGTTTGGATCGAACAGAACCTGGCTTTCGATCAGCTCATACTTGAATGTTACACCGGCGGCAACACTGGCTGGATCCATTGCAGTTATGTAGCTGAAGGTAATCGGGGCGAGACTCTCACCTATGACAAGGTGAACGGCTATAGAACCGGCCTAATAAAGTAAAACCCCAGCCGTTAAGCTGGGGTCTGTTGTTATGGCAGGACAGTCAGGGCGTTCTTTAATCCCTTGGCCCGTTGTATCCACCCTCGCCGCTCGATGGCGGCCAGGTGTTTTGCGATGTTCGACTCGCTGGTCTGGAAATGAGCAGCCATTTCTTTTTGTGTTGGACTCACGCCAGCTGACATATTGTGAGCCTGGATAAAGTCAAAGATGTTGCGCTGCTTTTCTGTTAGCCCTGCTTTCATTGTGATGCTCCAAGTGCTGCCAGGTTTTTCTTGTACGCCTCAGTGATGATCTGCATATCTGCCTCAGACATTTGATCCAGCGTGTCCTGGTTATTCTCACGCAGCTGCCGCAGCATTGTCATGCGTTCCCTGGGCGTCAGCTCTTTACCGCCAGCTGTCTTGGTTGCCTGGACATATGTGGTCATCGCCCTGAGAAACCCATTAGCGAAATCATCCAGGCAAGTTGCCGGATCACCCATGGTCTTGCCAGCGGCAGAAACCATTTGGTATTCGACCAGTGTTTCTTCAGCCTCTGGCTGCTCAACAACAGGCTCTGGCACTTCAACAGTATCTTCCACCACAATTTCAGCTTCCGGCTCTGCCGGAGCTGCTATGGCGTCCAATGGATTGTCCGGCGGCGTCACGTTGACCGGTTCCTTTGGCATGTCCTGGGCCTCTTCCTGGGTGATGATGCCTTTCAACGCATCGGGGAACCCGTCACGGACTGCAAAGCCCCTGGCTCTCATGGCCAGCATCCGGTCTGGGTACTGTGACCAAGGGCCTTGCTTGTTCCATAACCTGGCACGTTTTGCATCAACAACCGAAAATGTCCTGGTTGTTTCCTCGACCTCATCACCGTACCGGCGTTTAACTGTGCAATAAGCGGTCCTGTTATCGCCGTCACCCTCAACCCGCTCCGATACTCCGGCGCATGACGGGTGGTTTTTGACCAGGGCAAGAGCTGCATCGCCATATATGCTGGGCTTCCCATTGATTACCGCAATGTTTTGCAACGCCTGGAGCGGCTGCAGCCCGACCTCGTAACCCCATTGGATGCAAACCAAAACGTCCTGGGGCTTTCGCTGATAATTTTTTGGCACCATTTCCGATTGCGCTAACATCTTTGAGAACTCGATAGCCTCAGTCATATTGGCTGGCGCCAGTGTTGGCAGATTATTCGCCATTATTCATCTCCTTAATTGTGACAGTCTTTTGCCGGATCTCCCGCTCCGGTGTTGCGGCTTTTAATTCGTGGCTGCAGCTGGGACAATTCTCAGCTGGCTTGGCCTTGTATTTACGCATCGGGCACTTGACCTGGTATTGCTTGCCCGTCTTGGCATCGACAACATTGCCGGCGCTGTAGTTGCCCAGGGCGGTCATCAACCTGGTGGCCTCACTGGCCTTGGTTTCTTCTGCCGATTTGATAGCATCGACTGCAGCCTGGTATTGTTTCACTGAGTCGGCCAGGTCAGGGTCCAGCTCGATTGGCGGTTCATCTTCTTTCACCTGGGCAAACCGCTGCACGGCCTCATCAGGTGTTATCGGATCTGGCCAGGTGCCATCCTTCATGTGCTTTTCAAAACTGGCAACCGCTCGTTTGATTGCCGTCTGGGTTTCCACATGACTGCGGAATATGTGCGCTGTTATTTCACGCCCCTGGTGACAAGTAAACAAGATGCCGGCGCCATACCCGTGGCACATCATCCCCGCTTGCAGCTGAATTGGCCCTCGATACAACGGCGGGTCATCAGCTCGCCTGTGAACTGTCGTGAACTTGGCCTCCAAAACCACGGGACAATCCACAAACAATGAGCCGCTTTGTGTCATAACGTAAATATTTTTTGCCGGATCTGTCTTGAACTCGATAGGTTCTTCAAGAGTATACAACCCGTCATCAGTATAATACAGCTCCATCAACGGGTGCTTCTTGGATTCTGTGTGGCTGTGCGTCCCTATCTTGTCAGGGTCCAGGCCGAGCATCCGCATCCCGTGGTCCAGGATTACGTTCTCAGCCTCGGTCCCGATGTCAGCTGGCAAGCTGTCCAGGGGCGGCCGCTCGATGCCCTTGACGCTGTTCCTTGCAGCCTCAAGCACATCATAAGGACTCTGCCAGGGCGAATACCCCAGCCAGGCCGGCATGACACTGCCGGATAAATGGTTATCGGGTGAGAGCTTTGGCATGGTAAAAATCCTTTCCCCACATCACAAGTTGCTGACGGCCACTGCCGCCTTTCTTTTTACGGTCATCCACAATTATCAAACCCTTTTCTTTGAGGGCCTTAAACCTGGGCGTCACGCTGTTGTATCTGTATCCAGGCAGCGCATCACATACCTGGTCAGCGATGCAGCCTCGATCACCAAAGCTGCAGATCGTGTCATAGACCACTTTCTCCAACGCAGTGACGTTGACCGACTCGGCTGCAGCGTGACTGGTTGACGGGTCATCCCGCCTTGCCAGCTTATATGCTGGCGTGTCAAACAAATCATCCATCATTATTTTTACTCCCTCCAATTGTAGTTTTGTACCAATGCTCTGCGTGGGCTTTCCAATCGGCCAGTTTACGCAGCGCAACGATAGTAACATTTTGGCACTCTGCCCGTTCAACTCTGGGCCAGCACGTTGGCTGGATATCCCATGCTGTAAGCGGTACGCCCTCAAACTCGCAGTAATACGGACGCAGTGCAGTCGGGTGGCAGCAATGCAAGATAACCAACCCTGGCATATCATCCCGAACCCATTTACAGTTTCGGCCATTCGGCCCCATGATACCGCGCCACATCAGCTTGCACCAAAATGGGCGATCAATGCCCACCAGGTCCAACTACGGCTAGACTCAACACCGAACATCCAAAGCCAGTCAAACCAGCCAAGGGTGAACAGCATCAGAATAAAAAATCCGATTAAATCATCTTTTGTCATGTTGGTTCCTTCCTCTCAGTCACCATTGCACAACCAGGCAACAACCGTCAAGCTGCCTGGGCGTTTTTAATTATGTTTGAAACGTGTTGTGGCTGCCACTTGGGGCCGTTGATCGTGTCGGGCAATATCGGCTGGTTGTTCCTGTCGATCCGCAACGGTACACGCCAGGCGTTTAGCTCACCGGCGATTGACCGCAGACTGGTATGGCCATAGCCGCGCAGCTTGTCGATCATGGGCATCACCCGCTTGGCGTTGTCCTGGGCCTTGGCCTTGAGAGCTGCACCACCGGCAGCTGCGCCGCGTTCTGGTGTCGGGCTGCCGAGCTTCTTGCGTTTCTTGACCTGGGCTAATCCTTCCCTGGTACGCTTGCTGATCCGGCGTGACTCAAACTCTGCGATGCTGGCAAGCAGCTGGATCGTCAACCGGCTAACGTCAGGGTCATCCATGTTGGGCATATCGAGTGCAACGAACTTGACGTTGCTGTCCATCAGGTTGGCAATGAAAGCCAGGTTACGGGCAAGCCTGTCGAGCTTGGCCACCACCAGGACGGCGCCGGCTTGTTTGCATTGCTCCAGGGCAGCCAACAGCTGGGGCCGGTAATTCTTCCGGCCTGACTCGATCTCGGTCCAGTCACCCACAACGTCATAGCCCTTGGCCTGGCAGAACTCTGCAGTGGCCTGGCGCTGGGCCTCAAGCCCGTTGCCGGCCTCGCCCTGGCTCTGTGTCGAAACACGATAATATAAAACAGCCTTCATGTTACGCGGTTTCCTTTTCGTATTCCCTGGCCATTTCCATTAGTTTTGCAGCATGCCAGAACAAGCAAGAGACATCCTCTTTCTTGGCGCCTTTGTTTCTCATTACCCGCGCTGCTTTGGCGCAAGCCAATGCTGCGTTTTCTAATTCCTGTTCAATCAAAGTCATTATTTTACCTCCGCAAATATTTGGTGAACGATCCACCGCTGCTCATGGGTCATGGCCCAGGTGCGGTTCTTCAGCTCAGTGATAATCTTGGCCGGAGCAGCGTTGCTGCTCTCTGTGCCCTCGATCTCGGCCTGGTTGTCGAGATACCATTTGATAAACTCAAGCATCATGCAGCCCCCGCAAAGTCAAACAGCGGCAATCCAAATGTCGCTGGGTCCTGGCCAGCTGGCAGCACGATCTCGAAAACAAACCTGATCCGCTTTCTCCGGCCCCAGAACTCGGCGAGTGGTTTTGGCCCCCGCTGGTCCATGACTGTCCCGTTAAACAGCGTCTGAGCGTGGCCAGTGGTGACAATGAAATAAAGCTTGTCAGGTTCAGCGTTGCCGGCAGCCCAGGCCCCCAGGGTTGGGTTGTCCATCTTGTAGATACCGAACCCAGGCACCGCTTTACGTTTGACGCCCAGGTGATCGAGCAGCGCGAACATATCTCTGTCGTACATCACGCCCCGCCACCGGCCAGTCCGGCGCTTTGTCATAAACCGCCAGGCATCTTGGAATGGCCGCTGGGCGGCCACCGCGCAAGCCAGGACCGCGCAGCAAGGTTTGCCCTTGCCGAACTCCCAGCCTGGTATTGTTAGAGTCGCTGTCATCTAGTGTCCCCATCCTGCTGCTGTCTCTTGTTTTGGATCACCTTCCCAGGGGTAAGCGTAGGCATAGCTGGCGATCTTAAAACCAGTCGTGTTGATCTTCCGCTTGATTGTGTCACCCCACTTGACCATCGGGTTTGGCACCACATAATCAACACCGGTCACGGCCTCGACACAATCTTTGCCGATCTTGACAACCTCAACCGTGGCAGCTGTCCGGTCCACTACCAGGTAAAAGTCAATGTTGGTCTGGTCATAGCCCCAGCTGGTGTAGTAGATGTCACCGGCCTTGATCTTGTCCCGCATTTTGGCAAGCCGCTCAGTGTCCCGCTGCTTGGCCTGGGCCTTGTGATCCTCGGCTGCCTGGACATCCTTGAAAAACTTGGCAACGTAAGCCTGGGCGTTTTCCAGAGTCGTGAACCGGTAGTGGAAGTCAGGCTTCTGCCGCTTGCCGGCAAACCCCATCACGACATGGTAATTGTCCTTGCCGATCATGTAGCACACTGCGGTGCTGTTTTTGTCAGCGACTCTGACGCCGCCCTTAGGAATATAAAACTCCCGTGTTGGTTTGAATTTAGCCATTATTGAATCTCCTCTTTGATTGCGTCATAGGCTTGCCGAACTTCGATGGGGTCAATGTTTGGCTCGTTATACAAACCAGTGCTGACATAACCCTTACCGAACTTAAACATCATGGGAACCTCGTCACCATCGACAGGGCACTCGTACAAGTTGATCCCTGCGACATTTCCGAGTTTTGTTGGTCCGTTCATCCGTTCAATCTCCTTTTGGTAACTAACCAGTCACCTTGTAAATAGCAATCCGATATCGTACTGTCAATAGCGCAATCGCTTTTTTTTGCGTTTTGACGCACTTTTTTTTGATGAGGGGCAATAAATGGCTAAAACCCGCCAGAAATCAGACGGCCTGGTGAGCTTTTATTTTCGGCTGCCGGCAAGTTTAAGGCAGAAAATAGATGACATGGCAGAAAAAAATATGACCAGCTCGGCCCGTGTCGCAACCGAGTTGATCGAGCTTGGACTCAAGGTCGAGCAGACCATTGATGGAATCACATCAGATGTGGTCCAGGCTGAATCGGATTTGGACAACCATGGACGGGAGCATATCAGCAAATGGCTCAAAAGAAATTGACGGAAGATCAGGACGCGCTGCACGTTGTCGTGCCAGGGCAGCCGGTTGGCAAAGGCCGGCCCAGGTTCGCCAACAATCGGGCATACACACCACTCAAGACCAAGAATTATGAGCATAAGATCGGTGAGGCAGCCAGGCTGGAGATGCAGTTCCAGGGCGTGGATTTAACCGAGCAGCCGGTCAAAATGCACATCCTGGCACAGTTTGAGATACCCAAGTCCTGGCCAAAGTGGAAGCGTGATGCTGCGCTGCTTGGCATTTACACGCCAGGACGGCCAGACATTGACAACGTGGCCAAGGCAGTATTAGATGCGTTCAATGGCATCGTCTACAAGGATGATGCCCAGGTTTATGAGCTGACAGTCAAAAAGACATACGGGCAGCCGTTGATGGTGGCAACGGTGAGCTGGTCTGATGACTGAGTGGCTCGATCACGCCAGGCGTGTTTATGTTGATTGCATCCTCGATGGAATGGGGGTGTTTGCAATAGCAAAGCTCCTGGCGCCAAAAGAGGAAGGACGACAGCAATGGACAGAACCAGAGCTTATTCAAGCAATCGCCAGGCAGCTGCAAGATGAAGCCGGCAACGATCAGAAGCAAAGATCTCAGAAAGTACAGCATCCTGCCAATAAGAGCCGTAAGGGACCAGCGCATAAACCGCTCGGCAGCCCTGACAGTCTTGGCAGCCATCTGTGGCTACACGGACGAGCTGGGCCGAACATTCGTCAGCCAGGCCAGGCTTGCGTCAGATCTCGGCATTTCCAGGCAAGCAGTACAGCGACAGATAAAGAAGCTGTTTGATACCGGCTATCTGGTTTACGCCAGGAAACAGTACAAAGACCAAAGGACCAACACCGTGAAAGTGAAGTACGAACCCGACATCACCAGCGACAAGACAAGCCGCAGCAACTTAACAGCCAAAGAACAAATGGACCTGGCCGAGCGTGAAGCAGGACTGGCTGGTGCAACACTAGAGGTTGCAGCTGCAAAGGGACAGGTGCAACACCAGAGGTTGCATACAGGTGCAACATCTGAGGTTGACACACATGCAACACCAGAGGTTGCACTAAACGAGACACTAACGAGTAACAATAACGATATAAAGGGAGATGCAAAAAGAATAGTGAAGTTGTTTATAGATGCTGCAGAGGCATACGGCACACCCAGGATCTGGAATGAACGTGACGAGCAGCTGGCCGAGTCATGGGTCAGGCAAGGTCTGACCATCCAGCAATGGGGCCAGGTTGTGCGGGATCACTGCGTCTACTGCCAGAAGAACGCCAGGGATCTTGCAAGGGGCCTGGGATACTTCAGTAAGCCGGTCAGTCGTGCCCTGGGCAGCAGCAGCGACCAGGACACACAGAAGATTATCAGCAATGTGGCCAGGAGTCTGCGCCGTGTTTAGTGTCAATGATGCAAACGCTCGTTTGGCCTTGGGATCGAGACACCCGCAATCGCACGGCCAGCCTGGATCAGCGGCAGCCGCCGGCATCGTGTTAACTGAAACCGCGTTAACAAATGGCCACCCCTTGCCCCCCACCCCCACCGCTGTATATATGGGGGTACCACAACAATATTTTCCAGTTTTTCATCAAAAAGGAGTTACCTATGAAAAAGCAGTTTAACTTGGTTCAAGCCAAAGAAATCCAGGGTCGTGACAAGCCTGTGTGGTTAAAGCACGGCCGTGCGTTTCAATCCGAGGACGGCAAGATGCGTATTAAGTTGGAGAGTTTGCCTATACCAAACGCTGATGGTGATATATGGTTAAACTTGTTTGAGGATGATGGGCAGCAGCCTGGTGCTGTTACCCCGCCGAAAGCGGATTATGCGTCTGAGGATAACTTATCGGGGTTTGACGATGACATTAAGTTCTAAGGTTCCGACATTTGAGCAGTTGCGGGATGCGTTGCGTTTGCTCGAAGTTCCAGCTGCGGCGCCTTTGAAGAATCCGTACAGCCGGTTTTATCGTGAACGTGCGATAAATGACCGGACGGTCTTAGCTCGAATACGGGCAAAGGGTGGTCTGAAGAAAAGACACGCCAAGCCCAGCAAGTACAGCTGATGGCAGACAAGCGTCCCCCATTGGGCCGGTTTGGCGGTGTCAAGATGGTCCAGCGGCGTGTTGGCCGTGCTGAGACATTGCACCAGAACAAAGAAGCTGTTGCCCAGGAGTTAATCGCCCTGGGCACGGCGAACATTACTGACATTGTTAATTTGGACGGGACGATCAAAGATTACGATGATATCCCCGAACACGCTTTACGGGCTATTAAAAAGATCAGTGT